AGGAATACGCCGCCGATTATCGGTACAATCGTCGGATTTGTACGGGTGAAATGCGTCCCGGCATTACTGGTTCTCTTGATAGTTGGCATTATGCCGATTATTATGGAGTTACTCGTCCGTCTTTAGGTGCGGTTTGGATTGCCGATAATTCTAAAGATCTGCTTGACAGGACGCTTGCCGTTACGTCGGCGACCGCCGATCAGTTTTTCGGTTGCTTCGATATTGCGACCGAAATTACCACTTGGCTTCCGATGTATTCAATTCCCGGCTTTGTCGATCATTTCTAAATCAAAGCCCCCGCAAGGGGGCTTTTTGAAAGGAGTTTTATTATGCCTGTTGATCTTAGAATTCCCGACGTTGGTTATATTGGTCTTGGTCAAGAAACACCGGATGTATCTCCTTACAGCAGTAGTTATGCTCAACAGTTTAGCGATTCCATGAATTCTATTTTTGATTCTGTTCATGACGTTTTTTATAATCTCACTCATCCTTTTAAGACCGTCACTAATTCGCCCGAGGTAGTTTCTGCTATTAAAGGTACTGTCAGTGATGTTCTTAATCCGGCTGGAAACTTTGAAGCCGATATCCCGGGTTGGATTGAAACGCTTTTTGAGAACTCTGAACAGGCGGCGAGTAAACAGTGGGAACGTAATGAAAATTCAGCCCGTTGGGCTTATCAGCGTTCCGAGGCCGCCGCCGACGCTGCTATGCAGCGCGCGCGCCAGTTACGTCAGACGGCTTATCAAGATGCCGTAGATTCATTAAAAGCCGCTGGTCTTAATCCGGTTCTTGCGGCTGGCGGCGGTATTTCCGGTTCTGCCGTTACCGCGCCTCAGGGTTCTGCTCCGTCTGCTTCTTCCGGTATGGCTTCCGGAGTTAATGGCGCGGAGCTTCTCTCTGCGATCGCGGCTATTATCTCTTCGTCTGGCAATTTGCTCAAAGGTATATCGTCTTTCTTGCCTTCAAATGTTATATCGACCCTCATAAAGGGGTGATTATGTGGCGTGTTATCATCCTCTTCTTTTTGGACAGTGGGTCGATCCACTTACTGGCGTGGTTACGCATGGTATATTATCGAACTATCAGGCAGTCGAGAGGATTGATGATCCTATCGGCGGTAATCAAGTGGCTCGTTATCTTGTACCTTGCGGCCAGTGTAGCGGTTGTCGTGCAGATCGCGCGCATGGGTGGTCTGATCGTCTTATGATGGAGAGCCTTTATCAAGGCTCGGAGCGCACCTGGTGTGTTACTCTCACTTATGATGACGATCATCTTCCCGGTCGTGATCGGCTTGTCCTCGATCGAGAGACTTTACAGCCGTGTTATACAGGTTGTCTTGATCTCGACGATGTTTCGTCATGGATTAAACGTCTACGTTCTGCTCTCGATCAGCCCGGTATACGGTTTTATGCGGCTGGTGAATATGGTGATAACACTCGTCGCCCCCATTATCATGTTATTCTATTTGCCGATATTCCTGATGCCAGGTCGGTTAAACCTGTAGACGGTGAGCATATCTCACTTCCACGCGGCCGAATGTGGTCTCCGATTGTCGAGAAGACTTGGGGAAAAGGTCTGACGGATTGTAGTCCTGCTGGTTCTGCGGCTCTGTCGTACGTGGCTGGTTATGTCACTAAGAAACTTTATGGTAACCATGAAAGGGCTTATCAAGATGCTGTCGCTCAATTTAAAAATTTCTGCCCGGAGATTACCCCGCAGCCCTCTGAATGCGCTCGGATGTCTCGAAGACCTGGTCTCGGTGTCCCGTGGATCCAACAACACGTTCGCGAGTGTAGTTTTGGATCTGTCGCGTTGCCGACCCCCGAAGGCGCACGGCGAGCGCCGCTACCGCGTGTAGCGCAAAACCATCTACCCCCTGATATAATCCAACACATAAAACAAAAAAATCAGGAACTGATGGTAGCGCACCGCGAGCGCGCTCGACAAGTGCTTAACGGTCGGCGTACTCTTGACGACGATCTCGCTGATAAAGAAGCGGCGAATCTCAGAGACCCGCGCAGAACGAAACGAAAACAATCTCTCTAATTGAGCGCCGCCCGTGAGGGCGGCTCTCTTTGTTTTCCTTTTCTCAAAGAAACATGATCGGGAGCCCGAAGGGGAGTCCCCCGAGCGAAGCGAGGAAAGGGAGCCCGTAGGGTCGCCGAGTGAAACGCGCCAGCGCAACGAAGCGCACTAAGTGAAGCGAGGATACTTCTCGGCAGAGAAGGAAGTCAGCACAGTATCTTTCGTTCTCTATTACTGTGCTGACTGACAGAAAAATAAAAAAGTTCTTGTTCAGATCTTGACTTTTTTTTTTTTACATTATATAATGTTATTGAAAGGGTGCCGCCTTTCAAAATATTTAAGGCAGAAGGGATAGTAGAATGAGAAAACGACTTTCTCCCCGTACCTCCGCTCGTAAGTGGCGTCAGGCTTCGTCTTCCGGTTCTCGCATGAATGCAAAAATGCAGAGAGGGGGTATTCGGCTGTGATTCTTTTTCAAGTCCGTGATCTGGCTGCTAAAACATGCGGTGAACCTCATGTTGCGCCTTCTTGGGAAATTGCAAGAGCATCATTGGGCGCGATGCTTGCTAAAAATCCTGAACTTGCTGAAAGATCTCGGTCTATTGTGATTGAGTTTTGCGGCGAGTGGTCTCCTGAATGCGGGATCACTTTAAAAACTTTTGATTCTTTAGGAGATCAAGCGTTTGATTTTGGAGAGAACTGTCTCTTTGAGTATCGCGCCGCCTGCATGAAAGAAGAGATGGAAAAACAAGTGGAGGCTGATAATGCCGAATAAACTTTATTATGACGCGGATAATCTTCCGCCTCGAATTGCTATGCCCTCGGGTGATGGGACGAATCCCCATTATCGTCTTGATCCCTTGACTGACACCGTCATTCGTGACGGTGATGATGATCTGCAGTCGATGATTAATGCGGCGGAATCGTCTTGTAACATCTACGATGTTATTCGTAGATACCAGCAGTCCGGTAACCCTGCTATTCTTCAGCAGCGGCAAGCGATGTTCGGTGATCTTTCAATTACAGACGGATCATATCAGTCGCTTGTCATGCTCGGCCGCCAAATTCGCGAGCAGTATGAATCTCTATCTGCTGCTGATCGCGCTAAGGTCGGTACATTATACGATTTTTTGCGATCGATGTCTGCAGAGGTAACAAAATCCGATGAGCCGCCTGTTCCTGAAAGTGAGGTAAAAGCCGATGAGTGACCATTTCTATTCCATGCCCGCGCGCCGGAAAAACCTTGGCGTAACGCTGCTGAAACCTTCTCCGGCACGTGTTTTGACGACTTTCAATGCGGGTTATCTTATACCCGTTTGGTCGCGCGAAATGTTGCCCGGAGAGACTATTAAGCTCGATCCGCAATTCATTTTGAGATCTCAAACGCCTATTCATCCTGTCATGGATGACGCGTATTTTGATCTCTACGCGTTTTACGTTCCGAATCGTCTCGTCCTTGATACGTGGGAACAGATTATGGGCGAAAATAAGTCCGGTTACTGGGTGGATACGACCAACCACGAGGTTCCGTATCTTCAAAGTGCCGATTCGGTCGGTTTCCTCAAAGGTTCTGTTGCCGATTATTTTGGTCTTCCTACGGGAAAACCGAAACTTCGTGTAAATGCTCTTCGTCCACGCGCTTATGCGCTCATTTGGAATGAGTATTTTCGCGATCAGAACCTTATGTCTCCCGCCGCGTGTCCGACGAATGACACCGGGGTTACTTCTCCGTCTTCGATGTCCGATCCCATACTTGAAGCATATAAAGGCGGCGGGTTGCTTCCGGTTTGCCGTATGCCCGATTATTTCAGTACGTCCACGCCCGGTCCCTTGAAAGCGACCAACGTTGTTTCGGTCGGTTTGCCTGACGTTGCTGTCGTAAACTCGTCTGATGCGAGTTTATCGTCTACTGGTTTCATCGATCTCACTTATTCGGACGGTTCCGAGATCGGGTCGCATAAATTGCTCGCTGTTCGGCACTCCGGACAGGGCGACCAACTTGCTACCGCCGACGATCCCGCCGTTGTCTCTATCGACGATCGCGTCGTTATGAGACTTAAAGCGCAGACTTCTTCTGTCGGGATCTCGATTAACGATTTTCGTTTTGCCGTCCAACTCCAAAAACTTTTGGAGCGTGATCTTTTTGGAACTCGTTATACCGAGGTTCTTCAATCTCATTTTGGCGTTAAGGCCGCTGATTCTCGGCTTCAACGTCCCGAGCTTTTCGGTTGGCGCCGTTTCCGTCTCAATCAACAGCAGGTAGCTCAGACGTCCGCGACTGGTTCGACCGGGACGCCACAAGGTAACATGGCGGCTTACAGTCTTACTGTCGGCGCGGGTGCTAAGTGGCAGACCGTTTCTCCCGAGCATGGTTTTGTGATTGTGGTTGGCTGTGTTCGCGTAAAACACAGTTATGCTGAAGGGATCAGCCGTGATTGGACGCGTTATGGTCGGTACGATTACGCTTGGCCTGAGTTTATCGGACTTGGAAACCAGCCCGTTTATAAAAACGAGATATGGGCTAAGACTCCGACAAATGCAAACGCTCAGGATAAGGACGTTTGGGGCTATCAGGAATACGCCGCCGATTATCGGTACAATCGTCGGATTTGTACGGGTGAAATGCGTCCCGGCATTACTGGTTCTCTTGATAGTTGGCATTATGCCGATTATTATGGAGTTACTCGTCCGTCTTTAGG